TATACAAGGCACTGAACCACGAGAAGCTCACTTGTAACTGAAAGGAGAGACAGATGAAAAATGATGAGAAACCCAGCCAGGTGAAACCTGGCGACCAAGGGATGGAGAAGCAGCCGGGCTTGCCCGGCGACCAGGAAAGCAATCCCACCAGCACTGCTCCGCTGGAGATGGGCCTGAGTGCTGAGCAGCAGGAGGAGAGGGATTGGCTGGGCCGGCAGCCGGGGGAGTTCCATGGACTGATAGCGCAGCATGGCCGCCCGCTCTACCAGCTGGTCATGCAGATCGGGGCGGTGAATCATGCCCTAGGTATTCTACAGCGGCAGGGCCGCGGGAACCGGGCAATCCAGACAGCTATACATGTGCTGCAGAAGATGGTGGATGAGATGGGGAAGGCCGCGATCGCGCGGGAAGGGAAAGGGCTCAGGGACTTTATGGAGTGCAAGGAGAGTGTGGAGAGGATTGCTGCGCTCTTGCATCCCAGCCCGGTTGCACCGGGCGGCCAAGGGAGGTCACCAGGAGGAATCCTCCTTGATTCCTGATGGGCTGTATCGGGGGATTAAAGAGTTGGTTGCGGGGTGGCATCTCTTCATTGCCGGGCCGCCCCGCGCATGGTAATCTCATTATGGCGCGATAATGCGTCTTATGGAGGCAGAAAATGACCCTGAGTGCGTTAATGCTCTTGCTTGAGCAAATGGAGAAAGAAGGCCGGGCTGACCCCTCTTTTACAGTGCTCGTTTCTACCGGAGCGAAAGAGAAAGAGGTAATTGCTTGTCATGCCTGGTCGCGGGACGAACAGGTGATTCTGGAAGTCCGCTAATCAAGTCGTTTAATTGGAGGCTCAGATGTATATGATCGAAGGCTGGTATCGAGGAGGAAAGGAACGGATGCTGGTGGATACCTGGGATGAAGTCCTCATGCTCACTGTTGAATGGGAGAGCTAAGATGCGAACCTACTACATAGAGACTTACAACGGGGTGCTTTGGACGAAGCAGGCTCGCCCCTACATCAGTTGTGCGAAGGCGCACAGGGCGGTGAAGAGGCTGCAGCAGGGAGCCGCGCCGGCCAGGGTGGTAATGGTCATGAAGCCAGTGTCGCTGAAAGACCTGCGGCTGGCGCTGGCCGCGAGGAGGGGCTGAGATGAAGGTCGGCCAGAGCGAGGTAGTCACCAACCATCCCAAGCGGAGCTGGTTCGCTAAGATCGAGCGGACGGCTACTGGCTGGAGGGTCTCCTAATGTTCAAGCAACCACACGAAGAGCCCTTCTTCTCTGCCTGCCTGCTCCTGGGCTTCGTCCTCGCCTGCTCAGTCCTCCTCGCCTTCATCGGCTGGGTGCTATCATGACCAAGCGAAGCGAGCAGGCCCTGCGTTTCTGGATCTGCCTATGCAGGCCGCGCGTCTGCTGCTGCGCAGCTTACGAATGGCTGCACAGGAAAGGCCTGGGACAGTGTAAGCATAGGACGCCGAGCATTTAATCCCTTTCTTGACGCCGGATTCGCCCGGCATTATACTACCCACGTATTCTGGCAATCGGCGCACGGCCAGCAATCAGTAGATGCGCCACCCTTAGATAGGAAGGAACTGCAAATGAGCGAAGCAACTGCAACAGTAGCGAAGAAAGCCAAGGCCGAAATCACCCTGGTCAAGATGTCCGATGGCCGGGAAGTCGGCTTTGCAGGCAAGAGGAAGGTGAGCAAGGAAACCCTGATTGACGAGTCCAAGATCATCGTGGATGGCAGCACCCTGACGTTGGAAGAGGGCGCGGTGGCTATCAGGATGGACTTCCGCAACGGGCAGACCAGGACTTACCCCCTCAGGCTGAATCTGATCCCGAAGTATGCCGGCCACGGCGGGGAGCAGAAGTTCGGTGACGAGCTGGCCTCGCCGGCCAGTGAGCCGCTGAGCGAAGACGACATGCTGATCGCAGTAGACGCCCTGAATGACCAGGTGAACGTCAACGGTGACTGGCGCGTGGTCAGCGAAGGTGGCGGCGGATTCGCCGGCGCTTCCGTGGTGGTCATGGCCCTAGTCGAGGCCTCGGGCAAGACCGTGGAGGATGTGAAGAAGTTCCTCCAAGGCAAGCTGGACGCGGCCAAGGCGAAGGGGGAGAAGCTGTCCCGCAAGGAGCTGTATGACTCGTTCCGCAAGCCGGGGAGCAAGACCGGAGTGATTGTGGAGCGGATGGAGAAGGAACGCTTGGAGAAGAACTCCAAGGTCGATGCCGATGCAGCGCTGGGGGAACTCGGCGTAGCCTAGGCAGGTGCTGGATGCAGCCCCTGGGTAACCGGGGGTTGTTTCAAGCGCCTACCCGGCGCTTCTCCCAGCCGACTGAGCTAATCCCTCAGCCCCCGGCAAGTCGTGAGGCGGTCCTGAGCCTCTCTCACGGCGGCAAGCGCCCTAGGCCATCCCTAGGGCCTTGCTTTGATGGTCTGGGAAAGGGTTTGTGGCGACCCCCTATCCCTTTGTTGCGTTATGGGTGCCGGTATGGGATAATACGGGTGCCGATTACAATTCTGTAACAGGCACCTACTCAGGAGGCTCAGATGGACAATCTCTTACACTTCCCTGCTCCCGCCCGCTGCTGGGAGGGGAACCCCCAGCAAGGCTTCTCTTCCCACGCCTGGACTACCCTCGATGTGATCTCTGCGCGCACAGGCGGCGCTTGGTTCGCAAAGGGCCGGCATGACTTCGCAGATCGCGAGGCCGCCTTGGCCGCGGGGGCCATCCATGACTAACCAGCTCCCAGAACCAACTGACTCTGACCTCGACAAGCTCTCTGCAGAGATAGAGGCAGAGATCTTCTCGCCTACCCCTGACTTCAGCGATCCGCTGGAGGACCTTTACGCCGAGGCTACGGCGGCCAGGAAACTCCGCAAGCCCCAGCGTTCCGCTGACCCTTCTCTCCGCGACGCGCTGGACGCGGCCGCGAAGAAGATGAAGGAGCTCTACAGTAATCCAGAGAACTGGACCAGGACTCGCGGCCTCCTGCTGATCGACGCGGCCACTCAGACCGCTATCGGGAACTACAGTGAGTATCGGCACTGTAAGGTTCCTGCCACCCGGAAGCTAATCCGGGAACATTCCCCTATTCTTATCGACGGCCAGGAAATAGTATCAGGATTCCTTGGCACGGAGCTAGAGCGCAAGGTCCGCGGTATCTCCTGGGACGCCGAGCAGCAGGTCACAGTCAATGTCCTCCTGGACGAGATACAGGCCGAGGCGCCAGCGGTGCTTATCAAGGCCTGCACTATCCTCTGCTCAGTGGTGAGGGCGGAGCTGGCCGCCGACACGCAGTTCGCCACGGCCAGCGGCAATATCATCCTCAAGCTGCCGGCCGGCACGGACATCTGGGCGGTTTGCAGCACTGACACCAAGGCAGCAATTAGAAAGGGGGTTCTATGACCACAGCAACTGAATACGCAGCGGGTCTGCGGGAACTGGCGGACTGGATTGAGGCGCATCCAACGCAGCCCTTGCCTATTAACACTTTTCCGGTCTACGCCCTGAACACCAAGGAAGACGCCGCTAACTGCCTCCGCGACCTGAAGCCCTGCAAGAAGGAATACAAGGGAGATATGTTCTACCTCTCCCGCGAGTTTGGCCCGCTCAAGCTCGAGTTCGTGTTCTACAGAAACGCTGTCTGCACGCGGAGGGTGATAGGGACGAAGGAAGTAGGGACAGCAGTAATCCCTGCTCGTATTATCCCTGAGCAGGTGATCCCTGCCCACATAGAAGAGATCGTTGAGTGGGAATGTGGAGAGTCCCTTCTAGCACCGCCTGCAATAGAGGGGCTGCCGTGACCCTCTTCCGAATCCGCAAGTATGGCTCTGCCGACTGGACTGAGGTTCTCGTCCGTAACGAACTCCTTGATAGTGACGATCAGGACCTAGAGGAAGAAATCAGCGAGCTGATCGAGGCAGCCTTAGAAGTAGATGGCCTCCACTGTCAGCGACTGAGTGATGAGTGCAAGTGGGAGGACTTGGAGTAGCCTATGCCCCGCCGCGCTGAACTCGACCGCCCGGTCTCTCTCAACCTCAAGCTCCCCGAGTCTATCCGGGCTCGGCTTGACCTCGCCCTCTTCTCCACCCTCGAAGGCCGCGTGCGGCAGGGGACTTACCAAGAGTTCTTCCTCGCCCGCATCCAGGAGTTCTTCGAGTGGAGAAGGCTAGACCTAGGTCTCTTCGGCTTCGCGCCAGGGACCTATGTCGCCGGCCCCAAGACAACTATCGACGCACTTGAACAGAGGCTACATGACACCAGAGACAAGATATAGAATCTCCATTCTCCAGCAGAAAGCCATCGACGGCACACTGACCCTGGATGAAATGCGGGAAGGAGTAAAGCTGATGCGAGAGGACAGAACTTCTGGTGCCTCCGCCAGCGATACGTCTCGCCGAGCTAAGGCAAAGGCAGTAATCAAGTCAGCTGATGATATGCTGGATGAATTAGGCTCTATTTAACCTCAGGAGAACAGTAATGACCCGCCCTCCCTTTCCAGAAGTAATCGACGCAAGCATGATGGCTGCCGCGAAGTCCTGCGGTCAGAAGGCCAATTTGGAGTTCATCCAGCACTACAAAGGCCGCGAACTCAGCGTCCACCTGCACGCAGGGGCTTCCTACGCCAAGGGCCTGGAAGTAGGCCGCCGGGCCTTCTACGAGCAAGGCGTCTCTCACCCCGATGCAGTAGCTATGGGTATTAAAGCAGGGCTCGAGGCCTATGGCAACTTCGAGTGCCCTGAGGACTCTGCCAAGTCGGCCTCGCGGACAGCTGGCGCTCTGGAGTTCTACTTCGACCGCTACCCGATGGATACGGATAAGGCTAAGCCTATCGTTCTGGCCGGCGGTAAGCACGCTATCGAGTTCGGCGGCGTTGAGGTCCTGGACATTCTCCATCCCACCTCAGGCAACCCTCTCCTCTACTCCTGGCGTATGGATATGGCGGTGACGCTCAACAATATGAAGCTGGGGGAGGATGACAAGACAGCCTCCCAGCTCGGCGCGTCCTGGCCGCGGCAGTGGGACCTCCGCAGCCAATTCACCGGCTACGTCTGGGGCGCGCAGCGCAACGGCCTCAGGCTCGATGGCTTCCTCGTTCGCGGAGTATCTATCCTCAAGACCAAATACGACACCCTCGAAGCAATCACCTATCGCCCGGACTGGCAGATAGACCGCTGGTATGGACAGCTCCTGCGGGATATCAAGCGACTGATAGCTCAGTGGGAAGAAGGCTACTTCGACTTCAATCTCGATCACGCTTGCGCAGAGTATGGTGGCTGTCCCTTCCGTAACGTTTGCCTGGCGAAGGACCCTCAAGCTATCCTCGATCAGATGTTCCAGCGCAGGCGCTGGGACCCCGTGACGAGAACAGAAACGGTGCTGTAGTGCCTTTCAAAGTCGCACCACTCGCCAAGGAAGATGCTCCCCGAGGGAAGCTCCTGGATCACCAAGATGAGGCCCAGGCCAGCGGCGGCGGTGCGGCACCCTAGATAGCGACGCAGTAAGAGAGGCACAAATGAAACTCCTGTTAATCCTCCTGCTCGCCATCACGCCAGCCTCTGCTGCTGTCGTGACGAACCCGCAGGGCTGCATCGAGTATGCGGTATGGATGGAGCGAACCTATTTTACGTGGTGTCCGCCGACACATGCGAGGTATTGAGGAGGAAGGATGACTCTGCTTTGCCCTGATTGTGCCGGAGCTAAGACGTTCACTGGATTCGTATGCCGTTACGGGTCAGACGGCGGTCATGGTTCGGTCGAAACCTACAACTGCCACACATGCAACGGCGCTGGAGAGATTACTGATGCTCACGCGGAAATGATAGCAATAGGAAAGCAGTGGCGCGATGAGCGTAGAGCCAGAGATGAATCAGTCATTGAAGCCGCGAAACGGATAGGCATAAAGCCAAGCGTGCTAAGTGCGTTGGAACACGGAAGGCTAACTTTCAGTCAGGCAATTGAATCAGGATTCAAAATTACAAGAATTGGAACTAGGCCATGACACCGCCCGTGTCGCGGCGGTATTGAGGAGAGATACGTGACCAAAGAGGAGAAGGCTGTTATCAGGGCGGAACGCGCCTTGATTGCCGCCGTAATGGGGAAGCCGTGGGGGTTGCTCGCAACGTGGTTGAGGACGCCATTCCAGTTGGAGCGCGTCGATACAATCGTCAGGGATTTGAATGCGGTTAATTTCGCGTGTGCCAGTCTTTCTCGCGCCCGCCTTGCAAAGAGGAGAAACCCATGAGCAAGGTTGACCGTAAGGTGCTGCGGGTGTATCGGGCGGCGATGCGCGAATGGCGAAAGCATCCTGATTGTCCGTGTGCGTTATGCCGCTCCTGCGCTGCTGCCGCGAAAGGGGGAAGGAAATGAGCCAGCCTGACAGACTGACGCCGGAGCAGATAAGGCATCTGCATACACGAATTATTAACGGTCGCTCCATTAATGGAGATCAGTTAGACGCCCTCTGCGACATGGCCATCCGCAGCCTCGACGCGGGGGATGACCATATACAGTCAAAGCTACGTGCCGCCGTGCGCGCAGCCTTTGAGCATGGCGTGTGTGTGAAGGCGAGATTTACTACCCGTGGAGACAAGTGGCGGATCACGCACAAGGAAGCGATACAAACAGCCCTCGACCTCGGACAGATCAACGCCGCGCCGCAGGATGCCTCTACCCGTAAGGATGAGGATGGAACAGTGGATGTGGATTCCCCTTTGAACAGGGTTGAGTCTGCTACCTCGCCAACTGCTACTCCTTCTGGCGCGGCACCAGATGTGCGGGAGTTGCTGCGGGAGTGGCGTTATGAACTAAATCATGCGCTGCTCACGGGGCCAAATGTTAACGACTTTGTAAGCAGAAAGCTAGAAGCGCGAATTGCAGAGATCGACGCCGCCCTGCGCGCACAGCCAGCCGCAGCCAAGGAAGAGCTCCTAGACATTCCGTCGTTCTTGCGAAAGTGGCCGGATGAAAAGCCTGCCGCAGCCGGGGTGAGCGAGGAGAGGATGCCGAATCCTACCGACGCCGATATTGCCGACCCGCTGTTCGAGGCCATCTGGCAAGTCACTAAACGATGGGACGTGAACGCGCCGGAGTATTACGTTGGTTACTGCGGCATGAACGGAAGCCACGTCCTGCTGATACTCAACGCCATCCGCCACTCCCTCGCTCGCGGCGAACAGGGGGAGGAGAAGTGAACAAAACGCCAATAGATAGCTGGAATATATTTGACCTGAGCATGCGCATACGGGCTGTTCAGGCGGTCTATGTTGGCCTGACTTGGGCGATATTCTTTTGGAGCGTAGTCATCATGTTTGCGCTTTGGAGCGCATCATGACCCGCCGCTCGGCAGGCCGGAGAAAGGGGAGGGAGAAGTGAAGCTGCCCCTTACAAAGGAATTAGAGTGAAGTGGCATGAGCGAGCTGTTATCCTCCTCACCCTCCTCCTTGTCGCGGCCTGGTATGCCAGACGCTATCTGGGTTGACGAAGATGGAACCTTTCATGAGTGGTATACAGCTCTCATCTTTATTAACCAACAGTATCTTGGACAATTTAAGCTTGACCCAGGCGCTCATTCTGCTCTCGGCTATCGAAGATCAGGGATTGCTTACTACTGTCGCTTCTGCGGACAGGTCTGGGCAAGGATAGTATTTAGCAATTCCAATGGAGAGCAGCAAACTTTAGATGTAGAGTCAGTAGGCTGTGAGAAGCACTCGGATCAGTGGAATCAACGAGGTTCCCTCTTGGCCGGGCGCCTGGAGAATCTCCTACCGCTCCTGCCAGAGGCTGTAGTAAAGAGGGAGTTTATAATCCATCAACGAGACTTAGGAGAATAGAATGAAATATCTGCATATCCCGGCCGGCGACAGCCCCTTCTCGACCGATAAGGAACCAAATGAGGATGACTACCAGACAGTAGAAGATGGTGACCTCCACATCATCCGCTGGAACGAAGAGCAGAAATGCTTCTTCGGGCTCTCCTGCGAGGGGCAAACACACCCGGATGATGACTCTGACGATCCCATACTCACCTGGTCCATCAGCTGGGAGAAGCTATGAGCGAGGCCTCGGTCGAGCGGCCTCTCGCCGGCCCTAACATCCTCCTCAACGGGGAATCCGGCACAGGCAAGACCTACGCCATAGGCACCCTAGTTGACTGGTGTGCTGCTCACAGCAAGGAGGTCTTTTACTTCGACATTGAGAACTCTCTGGAGACTCTCCTTGGTTACTGGAGGGATCGGAAGCTCGAGGTGCCAGCGAACCTCCATTGGCATCAGATCAGGACTCCTCCACTCACCCTTCAGCAACTGATGAAGGGTGCGAAGGACACGGGGGACTTCTCCTACGAGATGCTGACCAAGATGATAGACCCGAATCGCGGCCAGAACAATCACTTCTGGAATATCCTGGCCGCCTGCTCGGACTTTCCCGACGACCGGACAGGGAAGAAATTCGGACCAATTGACAAGTTCGGGCCAGAGAAAGCCTTCGTGCTGGACTCCTTCACCGAGCTGAGCAACGCGGCCGCCAAGATGCAGATAGGCTCGAAGCCTACAATGGCTCCACCAGACTACGGCGTAGCGCAGAACCACCTGATGAACTTTCTTCGGCTCTGCCACGGGATGCCCTGCACCTTTGTCATGACTGCGCATCCAGCGAGGGATAAGGACGAGATCTCCGGGACGATCAAGACGACCATTCGGACAGTTGGGACAGCGATTCAGCCGGACATTCCGCCACTCTTCTCTGACGTGATCTACACAGTGAGGGAGGGGGATAGGTTCTACTGGGATACGGCGGCCTACGGAGTTGTCACTAAGACTCGCTCCCTCGGCTACAAGTCCAAGATAGACCCGAACTTCGGACAGATTCTAGATCTCTGGAAACAACGAGGAGGAAAGTAATGAACCCTTACGTGGGGTCTGGAACTACGAAGAGAGAACATACGCGTGTTGCAGAAAGAGCTCTTGGAAAGCCTCTTCCAGTAGGAGCTGTTATACATCACGTAGATGGAAACGGAAAAAATAACAAGAACAATAACTTAGTTATCTGCCCAAGCCAAAAGTATCACGCTCTATTACATACAAGAACAGCCTCACTTGCTGCAACAGGTATCACGGAAAGCCGACGTTGTAAGTTCTGCAAAGAGTGGTTCGATATACGAGACACTGTTTTAGGAGGCACAAGCAATCCAGCCCGTGGCGACAAGGAGTTCTTTCATCGAGCCTGTATAAACACTTATAACGCAGCTAGACGCGAACAGCTTAGGACAGCTGGCAAGCGTTGGTGGTAGGCACCCATTACCTGTTTGTAACAGGCACCTAATATCCAGAGGTTTCGCCGCCGACCTCTGCCTTACCACCCCGGCGGTATTTACTAGGAGCAACGAAGCATGAGCCAAGCACCAAGTGGTTTCGATCCGAAGCAGTTCCTCGATGCGCAGGTCAGCGAGGTCAATGAGAAGCGGCAACCTCTCCCGACGGAGAACCCGGCATCCCCCGATGGCACCTACAATTCCCTGATGGGCGAGCCCACTACGGACATGGGAGTCATCGAGAAGGGAGAGCGCGCTGGCCAGCCCTGGATCTCCATCGCTGTCCAACACAAGATCGAGGTTCCTCAGCAGTTGCAGGATAGCCTGAAGCTCCAGCCGGTGGTGGTTATCACCGACAGGGTGTTTCTGGACCTGACGCCACAGAAGACGATCGACAACGCGCCGGGAAGGAATCGTCGGCAGCGCCTCTACCGGGAGGCACTTGATCTCAACAAGGCCGGCGACGTATGGGCCTGGAGGAAGGTTGTCGGCCAGGTCGTCAAGGTCAAGATCGAGCACGAGATGTATCAGGGCGAGCCGCAAGACCGCATCGGCGGCCTGCTGCGTCGGACCTAAGCAGCACTTGGGCAGCCCCTTCGGGGGCTCCCTTTTTTGCGCCTCCACCGGGGGCGAAGAAAAGGAGAAGGGGAATGAAGATCTATCTGGCCGCTCGCTTTGGCCGACGAGACGAGTTGCTTGGCTACCAAGCTTCTCTTGAAATTCACGGACATAGAGTTACTAGCCGCTGGCTTACGCAACACCAGCAGCTAGATCTTCATCATCCGGCAGCTCGCTATGATGATGACCAGCGTCAGCTGTTTGCACTGCAGGACTATGAAGATGTCCTAGCCGCCCATGCACTTGTCGCTTTCACAGAACCGCGTGATGGAGACTCTCCTGGTGGAAAGCGGGGCGGCCGTCACGTTGAGTTAGGCCTGGCACTAGCTCTTCATAAAGAGATCTACGTCGTCGGCCACAGAGAGAATGTATTCTGTTGGCTACCCCAAGTAACATTCTTCGAAACCTTTCACCAACTACTGGAGGCTCTATGAACAAGTCTGCTGCTATTCTCGACGAAGCAAAGAAGATTGTCTATGGCCGCGCGGAGAAGGAATACGGCCACCCTCGTGAGAACTTTCAGGACGAGGCCGACGCCTGGACTGCCTACTTGCGTGCCAGGAAGCTGCTTGCGCGGGACGCAGTCTTAACCCCTCGCGATATCGCGCAGCTCAACGTCTTGCAGAAAGTGATCAGGGACGGGAACGCGCCGAAGCATGATAACTTGGTAGACCAGATCGGATACACAGTGACTGCGCACAGACTGGCAGTCGAATGAAAACCATCCCTATCTCTCAAGTCCTCATCCCTCCCAATCGCCAGCGGAGGGAGTTTGACCTGGCCGCCCTGAACGATCTGGGCGAGAGCATCAAGAAGAACGGGCTGTTCCACCCGATAGTCTTACGGGTAGATAAAGAGGGGGATTACTTGGTCTCCGGCGAGCGCCGGCTCCGCGCTATCACCGACCTCTGGGCTCTCGGCGGCCGCTTCAAGCACGATAACGAGGAGGTTCCTCATGACCATATCCCCTACGTCTCTCTGGGAGAGCTTGACGAACTGGCTCGGAGGGAAGCTGAACTCGAAGAGAACATTCGAAGACTGGACCTCACTTGGCAGGAACAAGCTGCCGCTACAGCAGAGCTCACAGGACTCCGAGAGCTACAAGCAACTAGTCGCGGCGAACCGAAGCCTTCAGTGGCAGCTATCGCGGCGGAGATCCATGGCTCTTCAAAGGGCCGATATCAGGACGATACGCGCCAGGAGATTCTCGTGGCCCAGCACCTGCATGACCCAGAAGTCCGGGCTGCTAAGAATGTCGGGGAGGCCTTTAAGGTTCTACGGCGTAAAGAGGAGGTGGCTAGGCGGGTCATCCTGGCCGCCGAGATAGGCCGGACCTACTCAGCCGATACCGCCCACCGAGTGCTGAATGAGGACTCCCTCACTTGGATGACCTTTGCCCTTCCAGAGACCTTCGACGTGATCTGCACTGATCCTCCCTATGGTATCGGGGCAGACGAGTTCGGAGACTCGGGCGGCTATACCCAGGGCGCCCATCTCTACAAGGACAACTATGAAACCTGGCTCAAGATCATTACCACGCTGGCTAAGGAAGGCTTCCGTAGCACCAAGCCTGCAGCTCATCTTTATTGCTTCTGTGATATCACACGTTTCGCCGAGGCGAAGGAGATCTTCGCGGCCGCCGGCTGGCAACCCTTCCGCACCCCGCTCATCTGGCACAAGCCGAATGGGAACAGGCTCCCGTGGGTTGACTCCGGTCCGCAGAGGAAATACGAACTCATCCTCTACGCGAAGAAAGGAGATAAGAAAGTCACGCGGATCTACCCCGACCTTGTTACCTACCCGGCCGACGAGAACCTCGGGCACAACGCGCAGAAGCCAATTGCGCTCTACGTCGATTTACTTCGCAGGTCCGTCGGACCAGGTGATTCAGTCCTTGACCCCTTTGCCGGTTCTGGCCCTATCCTCCCCGCCGCCAACGAACTCAAGTGCCACGCGACTGCGCTCGAAGTAGACCCGGCGGCCTACGCCATCTGCACCAAGCGGATTGACAAGCTGAAGGAACAACCTGAACTGGAGGGTTAGTATGAAAGCCTACGAGCAGAAAGATATCTGTTTCTCCCTCAATCTCCTGGCCGCCGACATATTCGCCTGGGCGCAGGGCAAGGGCTTCTGGGAGCGAAGCGAGGGAGACCTTCCTGTCCCTATGTATAAGGCACAGAAGATCGCCCTCATGCACAGTGAATTGAGCGAGCTGCTGGAGGAGATCAGAAAGCCTCAGCCGCCGGAACTCGCGGGCCTGACCAATGAAGAGGTCGAGATTGCTGACCTACTCATTCGGGCGCTGGACTACGCAGGGAAGTATCAGCTGCGAGTTGGACTGGCTGTGCAGGCGAAGATGGCGAAGAATGAAGGGCGGCCCTTTAAGCACGGGAAGGAGTTCTAATGCTCCGCGACGAACCAACCTGGAAAATGGCCTGCACCTTCATGCCCTACGAAACGGACAAAGCTATTCAGATCATAGACCCTGCTACAGGAGAACGACTCTGGATTCCTCTCTCCCAAATCCACGAGATGCGCGGGAGGAAGCTGGGGGAGAGGACTGATGGAACGATAGTGATGAGTGAATGGATTGCGAAGCAGAAAGGCTTATTGTAATCCATGCCTCACCACGGCGATGGTCCTATCCCAGCTCGTATCATGCTGGTCGGAGAGGCCTGGGGGTCTGACGAGGATGCCTTAGGCCGCCCATTCGTCGGCGCGTCCGGCCAGGAACTCAACCGTATGCTTGGCGAAGCCGGCCTCATGCGCTCCGAGTGCTTCGTCACGAACCTGGTCAACCACAAGCCGCCTGGCAATGACCTGGGGGAGTGGATTGCTTTTCGGAAGAAAGATATAACTCCTCAGCACGTTCAGCTTCGCGATCGCTGGGTGCGGCCGATTGTTGCAGAGGGCTACAAGCAGCTTATGGCTGAGATACAGCTAGTCCAGCCAAACCTGATTGTTGCCTTCGGCAACGCAGCTATGTGGGCGCTGACGGGGCTGTGGGGGATATTGAAGTGGAGGGGAAGTCACTTAAGTTACGCTCCTGTAGTAGGAGACCTCTTCGCACTGAAAGAAGGCAAGGTCTTATTTCCTAAGATCATCCCCACTATCCATCCCGCAGCAGTCCTTCGCGAATGGTCTCTCCGCTCCGCTGTCCTCAGCGATCTTCGTCGGGCCGCCCGCCAGCTCTCCTCCCGTGAATACTCCAAGCCCGCCTGGAAGTTCATCATCCGTCCTAACTTCGACCAGGTCATGCACGTCCTGAACTCCCTGGAGCAGAGGCTCGCGGCCGGCGAAGAGGTCTGGATCGACTTCGACATAGAAACTCGCGGCGGGCACATCGAGTGCTTCAGTATCTCCTGGTCCCGCCTCGACGCGATCTGTGTCCCTATCATGAGCTATGATGGGAAGGAAGGATATTGGTCCTTAGAGGAAGAGGCCCATATCATCTACAAGATGTATCAGGTCACGACGCATCCAAGGGTGCGGGTGCGGGCGCAGAACGGACTCTACGATCTACAGTATACTCACCGACATTGGCTGTTCCTGCCGCGGGTCGGCCAGGACACTATGATCAGCCAGCACGCAATCTTCTCCGACTTGCCTAAGAGCCTCGCCTACCAAGCCTCCATCTACGCCGACTGGTATGTCTATTGGAAGGATGAGGGGAAGAACTGGAATCCAAAGATGGCTCCGGAGCAGCGTTGGGAATACAATTGCCTGGACTGCATCTACACTAGAGAAGTCGGAGAGGTAGAGGCAGAGACTATTACCAAGCTTGGCCTCCAACCTGTCCATGACTTCCAGCAGGCCATGTTCTGGCCGGTCCTCCAAGCCATGCTCCGCGGAGTCCGAATCATAGAGGAGAACGCGAAGGCTCTAGCCGACGAGATTCAGGAGCAAATATCTATTCGAGAGCAGTTCCTCTCCGACGCCCTCGGCTATACCCTGAACATTGACTCTCCCAAACAGATGATGGCACTGTTCTATGACGACCTACAGCAACCCATCGTCATGACCAGGGCGAAGAAGGGAGCACCTGCTCATCCTACCTGTGACGACGAGGCTCTCAGAAAGATCGGAGATCGTGAGCCCTTCCTCCGTCCCCTCACCAACTGCGTAGCTGACCTCCGCACCCTAGGGAAGTTCATGGGTGACTTCGTTATGGCCAAGCGGGACTTCGATGGCCGGATGCGCTGCAGCTTCAACATCGGCGGCTCAGAGAGTGGGAAGTCGGCCCCGAAGACCTACCGACTTTCCTCCTCCAAGAATGCCTTTGGGTCCGGAGCTAACCTGCAGACGATTCCTTCGGAGAAATCTAAGTCCGTCGGGAAGTGGGAGGCCAGGCAGCACTTCTCTATGATCGGAGATCCCTACTCTCTCCCGAACCTCCGCGCGATGTATGGGCCGGACCCAGGAATGATATTCTTCAACGGGGACCTGGATCGAGCCGACCTCCAGGTGATGGCTTGGGAGGCCAGCGACGAGCTACTCAAGGCCGCATTGAAGCGAAAGGTAGATATCCACCTGCTCAACGTCTACGTCCTGGACGCAAAGGAACCACCCCCGCTCGAAGAGCTAGTTGAGTCACACCCGAAATACTGGGATCACCGCGGGCCGCGGAAGCATAAGAGGGAGTTCGCTAAGGTCTTCTGCCACGCAACGGACTATCTCGGCAAGGCCCGCACCGTCGCGGCCCATACAGGGCGGACTATCCAGGAGACCGAGCGAGCGCAGCGAATATACCTCGGCACCTACAAAGGGATAGCGCAGATGCAAGCGCGGATCATCGAAGAGGTAAAGAAGCGCCGCTACGTAGAGAACCGCTTCGGCTATCGCTGGTATATCTTCGACAGGATTGATGACCAGATAATGCCAGAGGCTATGGCATGGATACCTCAGTCCACAGTTAGCATAGTCATCAATAAGATCTGGCACAATATCTACCAGAATGAGAAAGAGATTCAGGTGCTGTTGCAGGTACATGATTCCCTAGCCGGGCAATTCCCGGCCGGCCGTAAGGACCCCTGCGTCCAAGCTATCCTTGAGCAGTCCAAGGTAGTCGTCCCCTACGACGACCCTCTCATCATCCCCTTCACAGTAGAGACTTCCGAAGTCTCTTGGGGAGCCTGTAAGTGACAGAACACCCCGGAGTAAATCAGAAGCGCTCGCTCTTCATCCAGCGCGTGACTGTTCTGCAGAGAGAATACTCGATCCCCTGGGAAGATGCAGTAGCCATCGCTCAGGAGCTGAATAGATTAGTTAGAGAGTTCGAGCAACGAGAGTTCTTCAAGAGAGGCACCAGTGGCGAGATTACTCGATGACTGGATCACTACATTTTTGGATTACACTGATCACATGGAGGCGCCTAAGCTCCTTCGCTCCTGGTCAGCCATCAGCGCAATTGCCAGCACCCTACGTCGCAGGGTCTGGATAGATCAGGACCAGTTCACTTGGACTCCTAGCCTCTACATCATCTTCGTTGGGCCGCCCGGCGTCCTGACCAAGAGCACCACTACGGACCTCTCCTCCAGCCTGCTGCGGGAGCTGCCTACTGGTCTCGTCCACTTCGGCCCGAACAACATCACCTGGCAGGCCCTGGCTACCTCGTTCGCGGCGGCCTCGGAGTTCTTCGAATACCCCGCAGGCTCCGGCGACCAGTATCCTATGTCCGCGATCACCTTGGTCTCTCGGGAGCTGGGCAGCCTGCTCAACCCGCGCGACCAGGACTTAGTCAATCTTTTCATAGAGCTTTACGATGGCGCAAAGGTCTATCAAAAGGTAACTAAGATGTCAGGGAATGACACCATCGAGTCTCCCTGGATTAACATGATGGGCGCAACGACTCCTTCCTGGATAGCAGACAACGTCCCGCAGAGTGCTTTGGGAGGCGGACTAGT